CTATTTTTTGTTTCCGTTTTTTATATCTCCGGGTTGTCTACCTGATTTTAATTGCTCAGCAATAATTCTTTGAGCTGCCTCTAAAATTGAAGCTGTTATCTTTCCATCAGCAGCAGCTACCAGAGTATCAGGATCTTCAAGAATCTTTCTTGCTTGTTCGTTGAAGATTTCATCTTGTGTCTCCTGGCTTTCTCCTCTCAAAAGAAAATCAATAGTGACGTTATAGTAGTCAGCAATTTTTATTAGAGTCTCATGATCTGGCTCTCTTTTCCCTTGCTCATATGAAGCGTAGGTTGTACGAGCAATACCTAGCTTATCTGCTACTTCCTGTTGCTTCATCTTCTTTTCTTCTCTTAATTTCTTTATTTTGGTTGAAAAGTTCATATTTTATCGCCTCTCACATTTTGTGGCACTAAGAACATTATAACTACACAATAAGCGTAGTATATTAAATTACTCGAAAAGAGTATTTTTTTTAGGGAAAGGGGTTTACATTACTCTAAATGCGTAGTATATTATATTCAACGACACGAAATGAGTAGTGGAGGTGAAAGGAATGGCCACTAAATCAAAACAGCGAGAATGGTTAAAGTGTCATCGTTTAAACAAAGGATTAACTCAAAAAGATGTTGCTGCTAAAGCAAAGATCGCACGAACTACTTACGCTTCAATTGAACAAGGCGAGCGTAATGCGGGAGTTCAAACAGCTAAGTCTATAGCAGAAGTTCTTGATTTTAACTGGACTCTTTTTTTTGATGATCAAGTACGCATTTCGAGTAATGAGCGTAATGCAGTACATTCTGCTTAATTTCTTGGTTAGTCCAACCGTCCAACACGAATACACTGACGTGAGGTGATCACATGGCGAAACAAACTAAGAAAAAAACAACAAACATCAAGATGGGCAAAGAATATTACGGAACGATGGACAGAGAAGAGTGTTTCCGTAAAGCTCTTGAGCCGTACTTCACTTCTAAAAAAGAATTAAGGCTACACGCTTAATTATCTGCTTCACCTTTTTTTGGTGGACAAGCAAGGAGGTAACAGCATGAATCAAATTGTTTTTATTGAAGGCAACCAAGCCGTAACAGACAGCCTAACAGTGGCTGAGGTATTCGGAAAACGACACGCCGATGTAATAAAAAGCATTGAAACACTGAATTGCTCTAAAGATTTTACTGAACGAAATTTTTCGTTGAGTGAATATGAAGATCCAACAGGACGATCATTGAAAAAATATCTGATCAAACGTGATGGACTCGCATTTTTGGTTTTTGGTTATACGGGTGCAAAAGCAGCAGTGTTCAAAGAAAAATACATTGCTGAATTTAACCGGATGGAAGCCGAGCTTCAAAAAATGACTCAACCGTCCTACATGATCGAAGATCCAGTCAGCCGGGCAAAGCGATGGATCAGCGAGCAGGAAGAACGGCAGCAACTTGAACAAACAGTGAAAATTCAAGAACCATTGGTCAACTTTGCACAGAGTTGCATGGCGGCTGAAAAATCATTGCTTGTGAGAGAACTGGCAAAGCTTGCTTCGAAAAACGGCATCATGATTGGTGAAAAGCGATTGTTCCAGAAGCTGCGCGAATGGAAGATGATCATGACCAACAAGAATGAGCCATACCAGGAATACATCGAGCGAGGTTTCTTTGAGATCACACAGGGGGTGCGCCAAGTAAAAGGTACGCCGAAGTCCTGGCTGACAATGCGCATTACTCCGAAGGGACAAGCCTTCATCATCAATAAGCTGAAAAAACAGCAAGCCAGCTAGTTCCTTCATTACTTAAATTTTACCAGTTAAAACTAAATATATCAGGGGGCGAACATATGTCGAACAATCCATACAATATGGACAATTTACCCCGCATTCTCAAGCAGGAGCGTAAAAGGGCGGGATTGTCGCAGTATCAAATTGGCAAGGTTATCGGGAATAGAGATCAATCGTATGTCTCCAATGTCGAAAACGGTATTTTTCCTCTAACGCCTGATCTGTGTATCAAGTGGTTTGAAGCTTGCGGAGCATATGAACATATTGATTTAGTGCACTTCTTGTTTAAGCTTCATCCAACAGCGGCGGCGCCTATTGATCCAGCGTTAAACGAGAGCGCAAGTAGCGCAGTTATCAATATGATTCATCAGCTCGAAGAGGCATTGCAAGCGACAAAACATCTGGCACGTTGGTTGGCAAATGATCGGCCCGGAAGGTCAGATGATATACCGATGGGGGACATCAAACAAATATTTGATCTGATCCCAGCAAATAAAACGCTGATTTATTCATTAGTGCGGAGTCACGGTTTAAGCATGCAAGAGCTGGCCGATAGGTGGACGCGTAAAGCATTAATGGATCGGGTTGCAATGGCAAAACAAGAAGAAAGAAAGGCGGTACTGGCATGAAAACTAATCAATTTTTGAAGTCAGATGTAAATGCTGCAAAAAGAAAAATTGAATCAGCGGAAGAGCTTTCTATCATGCTTTCAGAGGCATTGCGTGATGGTGATTATGAAGAGGCAATTAGTCTAGCCGGAAGTATCAAAGTTCTTACAGAGGATATCAGCCGACTGGCGAATAAAGGGCGGTTGTATGAAACAGCTATGAAAATGCAACAGCGGGGAATCAATTTGGCAGTGATAAGTAGGTGTTTGGGATGAATCTCAGAAAATTTGAGCTCGCGGCAAGCTTCTTGCGACATGCCCAAAAGGCGGCATATTCAGAGGAAGATATCAAAGGAGCTGTGAGCATTCTGCATAAGGAATTTTACTCTTTAGAAAATGCAATCGACAGTCTTGCTGAACTTGCTAAAGCAAAAGAAGGAGCTGAGGAAAATGGAAGTCGAAAACCCAATGATTCTGAACAACTGGCACGACAGGCTGACTGAGCCGGAAACGCAAAAGGATTTTTTCGGGGATGAAGTTACGCCAGTCGATGATTACGTGATAGATAACGCTGAGGGTGAAGTCATCTTGAGAGAAAACCTTGAGCGGTACTTAAAAGAGCATCTTGGTTTTGAATTTAAAAATGAGCAATAAAAAAGCCCACTCTGGCAAGTGGACTCAAATAAAAGCTATCTGAAAACTCATGTACCAATAGTTTACCAGATAGCCTCAAGAAAATCAATGGAGGTTTTATACATGGCTAAAGCAGTAAAAGTGGCATTCAGCGAGCGTGCGGAGGATCAGCAACGTTTAAGACAGGTCGGCGGTTCAATTGTATTCGCCAAAAACGGTAAAGCGCAGTTTAGTTTCCCTTCAATGGACCATTACCGGGAATGGCAGCGGCTTGGTGCGGAAGAGTACAAAAGAAAGGTAGGGCTGATCTGATGCTTGCACAAGTTTACATGCCGACGGACAACATGACGGAGGATCAATGGCTTGAGGCTCGGCGCGCTGGCATCGGGGGTTCCGATGCTGCGGCAATTGCTGGGCTGAGTAAGTGGAAAACGCCAATGTCAGTTTATCTGGACAAGCTCGGACAGGCACCTAAAGAGCATATAACCAGTGAGGCGGCATACTGGGGGCACATTCACGAAGAAACCGTTGCCCGGGAATTTTCAAAGCGGACTGGTAAAAAGGTGCGGAGGCGGAAAGCGATCTTACAGCATCCTGATTACCCGTTTATGCTTGCGAACGTTGATAGATTAATAGTCGGCGAACGAGCAGGACTAGAATGTAAAACAGCATCAGAATACTTGAAAGGTGAATGGGACGGCGAGGAGGTGCCGGACGCGTATCTGGTTCAATGTCAGCATTATATGGCTGTTACTGGGTTAAGCGCTTGGTGGATCGCTGTTCTGATCGGCGGCAACAAGTTCGTGTACAAAAAGGTTGAACGAGACGAAGAGCTCATTGCATATCTGATTCAAATTGAACAGGACTTTTGGAAAAACCATATTGAGAATGAGATCCCTCCTATGTTTGATGGTTCTGAGGCTTCTGCGGAGCTTTTAACGCATATGTACCCAGTAGGATTCGAAGATGAAACAGAGCTTCCTCTGGCAGCAAATAAACTTATTGAGCAATACAAATCAGCTAAGGCTGAGGAGAAAGAAGCCAAAGAAAGGCTCAAAGAAGCTGAGAACCAATTAAAAGGGATGCTCGGGGAGTATGAGGTAGGCAATGCTGAAAAAGCGCTTGTTACTTGGAAAACCGTAACGACAAACCGTTTTGATACAAAAGCATTTGCTGCTGAACACCCTGAGCTCTTTGAAAAATTCAGTAAAGTATCGACTCATAGACGATTCAATGTGAAGGAGTTAAAAGACAATGGCTAAAAATGACGACATTCGCAATCAGTTAGCAAACAAAGTGAATAGCGTTCAAAAAGAGGATAAGCCTAAAACGTTAGCTGATTATCTCAATGATATGAAACCGGAGCTTCAAAAGGCTTTACCTGAACATATCACACCTGAACGGATCACAAGGATTGCTTTAACAACTATTAGAAGCAACCCGGGATTGCAGCAGTGTTCCCCAGCTTCATTGCTCGGTGCAGTCATGCAGTCAGCTCAATTAGGACTCGAACCTGGGTTGGTTGGACATTGTTATTTTGTACCGTTCAACAAAAAGATCAAAGGGCAAAATGGGGCACCGGATCAATGGGTAAAAGAGGTTCAATTCATAATCGGCTATAAAGGGATGATTGATCTCGCCAGGCGCTCGGGACATATCGAAAGCATATATGCTCATGCAGTTTATGAAAAAGACGAATTCGACTACGAACTGGGGCTGCATCCTAAGCTGGTTCATAAGCCGAGCACGGGACACAGGGGCGAAATGACTCATGTTTATGCAGTTGCTCACTTTAAAGACGGCGGTTATCAATTCGATGTATTCAGCAAACAAGATATTGAAAATGTTCGCTTGAGAAGCAAATCAAAAGATAACGGGCCATGGCAAACAGACTATGAAGAAATGGCGAAGAAAACAGTTATTCGCAGAATGTGGAAGTATCTGCCGATCAGTATTGAGATTCAAAAACAAGTAGCTCAAGACGAGACGGTTAGAAAAGATATTACATCAGAAGCCCAGTCGGTATATGACGATAATGTTTTGGATTTAGGCGGTAATCAGTTTTTGAGCGAGCCTCAACAGTTGAACGAAAAACCAAGCGCGCAGGATGCTGATCCTTTTGACGGCAAGCCTGTAGACATCAGCGAAGATGACCTCCCATTTGATTAAAGTCGGCATCCCCTTCTGTTACAAATGGCTGACGGAAGGGGCGCCAAATCGCGCGCAGCTGTTCCGTGCTTATGTTGAAGGCTATCTCAGAACAAATGAACCTGGCTTACGTTTAATCCGCATCAGCGGAATGACAGCACTGTGTGAAAGGAAGTAGGTGAGCCATGAACTACCTGAAAGAAATGAACAGTTTCATGAATTGGCTAGAAACGAATCCGTTGTCTGCTACAACTCAAGCATTATGGTTTCATCTTTTGCACATCAACAACAAGGCAGGGTGGCGGGAGTGGTTCACCACTTCAAATACCACTCTGCAAGCAAAGATTGAGATTTCCGAAAATACGTTGATCAAACACAGAAAGATGCTGATTGATCTTAAAAGAATCGAATATAAGCCGCAGGGGAGAAAGGCAGGGCAATACAGGCTGATCTCATTTGAAACTCCTGTATCAGAGCAGGAACCATCAGAAAAGCCTGTTCCTGAACTTGCACCAGCACCACAAGAAACGCAGGAGGTTGATCCAAAAATGAAAAACGCTTTTGAGCTATTCGAAAATAAGGTCGCTCGTTCTATCGGCTCCATTGAGGCGCAAAGAATCGGCTACATGGTGGATGATTACGGCGAAGAGAAGGTCATCGAGGCAATGAAAAAGGCTTTCAGAAATAAAGGCAGCAACGTTGGCTTGAACTACATTGAGGCGATCCTGTCCAACCCATTAAGCCAAAAGAGAAAGGAGAAACAACAATATGGCAATAAACAAAGCAGTCAGCATAGACACAGCGTTCCAAGCAATGATGAAGGGTCTTCAAGCAAAATCGCGTTCCTGGGAAACAGAACAGGCCGAATCAGAAGAAAAGGTTGAGTATGAGTGTTCCGAGTGCAAGGATCGCGGCGTTGTGATCTACCGCATCCACAAAGACACTGAGCTGCGGTTGAGAAAAGAACACAAGCCATTGGACAGCCTATCACTTGATGAAATGGTTCTTGAAGATGATTACCTTGCAGGAAAGGTTTGCACGCCGGATAAGGCTCGGGAATGGAAAACGACGTATTCCAAACAATGTGAGTGTGTGAAACAAAAGAAAATAGCGAAGCTCATGGCAGCCAGCGGCATTACAGAAAAGTTCGAAAAGCTGTTGTTTGGCAACTTCAAATTAGAGGGCAAACCCCAAATGATTAAAGATGCCTATGAATGTGCGGTCGAATACTTCAAAGACTTTGAAAAGATCAAGGGAGAGCGTGCCAATAGCATTGCTCTGCTGGGACAGCCGGGCAGCGGCAAAACCCATCTGTTAACGGCCATCATGAACAATCTCATTAAGAAGAAATCGACTCACTGCCTGTACTTTCCTTACGTTGAGGGCATGAGTGATCTGAAAAATGACTTTGACCAGCTGGAAACAAAGCTGAATGCCATGAGAAAAGCAGATGTGCTGTTCATTGATGACTTATTCAAGCCAGTTGATGGGAAGCCAAGGGCAACTGAATGGCAAGTCGAACAGATCCAGTCAGTTGTGAATTATCGCTACCTGAACCATAAACCTCTGCTGATCTCTTCTGAGCTCACAACGGACGATCTGCTGGACGTTGACGAGGCGCTAGGGTCACGGATTTACCAGATGTGCAAGTATTACACGGTGATCATTCAGGGCAACCGGATGGAATTAAATCATAGATTGGGTGATTGGGATTGAACGAGAAAACGAACGTTATAGGATCCAAAGGAATGTATTTGTTCGGGCCTACTGAACAAAAGGGCGGCAAGGACCTCACACCGGCTATTCGGGTGCTTGAGGAAAAGATCAGACAAATGGAGCTGATGCGCAGTGCTTAAAGCGGTGATCCTGCTGCCGGCCATCATACTCACGGCGCCAGCAAAAGAAAAGCAGATTCAGCAATGGGAAGAAAATGACGGGAGGTAAGGAGAATGAGGGAAATCAAGTTTCGGGCTTGGAGCAATAAATATCAGCACATGTTTAGGGTGAGTGAGATTTCACAAGACAGAAGCGGTTATACACACGGAATAGTCGATGCAGAGTTTAAAAATGAATTTGAACCGGAATTTGACAGTCCGTTTGCTTGGATTGGCCGTGTAGATTTTAAAAAGTCATCTGATGGACGTGTTGCTGCTTTAGGTCAGAACCCAGATGATGAACCCTTTTATTTGATGCAATACACCGGATTTAAGGACAAGAACGATCGAGAAATTTATGAGGGAGATATTGTGAAAGTCACTAACGGCGCGGAAGAGTTAGGCGGAGTTGATACCGGTATAGGAAAAGTTGAATGGTTAACTAAATGGGGATTTTGGAACGTTTCAAAAATAGAAAATGGTCTGGGCGATTTGCTTTTTAACGGTTATGTGGAAGTCATCGGCAACATATACGAAAATCCTGAGCTTTTGGAGGCGGCAGAATGATGCCAAGATTCTTCTGGGGATTGGCATTGCTAAATTGGAATATCGGTTTTGAAATCCTTTCAGTTGGCGGGATGCGGTTTATAAAATGCTCATTCCTTCCTCTTACACTACTAATCAGAATAGGGGAGGCACCACATGCCAGCAAATAAGTACGGCGCCAGAAAAACACAGGTGGACGGCATCACGTTCCACAGCATCGCCGAAGCCAAATACTATGAGCAGCTGAAATGGCTCAAGGTGAGCAAGCAGATCAAAGATTTTAAGCTGCAGCCGCGGTTCCTGCTACAAGAAGCATTCAAAAAGAACGGCAAAACTTTTCGGAAGATTGAATATATTGCAGACTTTGAGGTTCATAACTTGGACGGCAGCATTGAGATCATTGACATCAAGGGCGTGGAAACAAAAGAATTTGCCATCAAACGCAAGCTGTATGAGCGGCTTTACGATACGCCACTCAAGGTGCTGGCTCTGGATAAGTCACTTGGCTTCATCGAGCTGGACGAGCTGAAAAAACTCAAAAGAAAGGCGGGAAAGTCCACTGTTAAACGTGGTAATCGCAGACGATCGGCCGTTGTGGGTGCAGGAAGAAGATAAACTCATGGCCTGTATGACACGTTGCTCTCAGTTTAAGGCATGCGCCAGCCGAATGGGTTCTGATTGCAAGAAGCTCGGCGGCACGGAAATACCCAAAATCAATTCAGGAGGTAGATACCATGGAACAGCAAAGCATCAATCCTTACAAGCCAGGACCGATTGAAGAATGGAAGATGACGCCGGAACAGCTGGCCGAATACTTGAAAAAACATCCGATAGTTTACCGGGAGGAATTGAAACCATCGCCAGCATTCACGATGACTGGATGGAAACCAGACCACTATTAAACACAAAAAAGCACCGAAGCGTTAGCCCCGATGCTCTGATACGAACTGGTACTTCTATCATAGCACATGCACAGGGGGCGCGCTAGGTGAACAAACCACAGGAAATTAATTTAAGCAAAGATATAACAATTGAACAGGCAATTAAGCCGGGCAAAATACAGATTCTTATTTTAGATGGGAACGAGGGCACTGCACATGTCCTTGATGCCCCAGAACACGGTGAAACAATCATTCAAACAATTAAGGGCGGTCTGTCTCGTTTAGATTATAGGATCGGCCACAAATTCTAATAGCAGGGGCTTTCCCCTGCGGGGGAGGAACGGACATGAAAGAGAGAATTGAACGTTTAAAAAAACTGACATACATTCCACAGAAGGAAATTGCTTGGCTTATTGAGCAAGCTGAACTGGCTGTTAAGCAGCGGGAAATCATCGCAGAAAACAAACGCCAGGAGGAAGTAACGGTTCATCAGTTCCGGCAGGCTCAAAAGGACATTCAGCATCTAAGCGGCGATAGGAAGCGATACAAACAGGCATTGGAGAAGATCATTACTAATCTCAATTTTGCGATAACAGTTGCCCAAAATGAATTGGAGGGTGATGTGAAATGAGCGCAAAAAAAGTAATTATTCCCGCCCGCGATTCCAATGGTTTCATGATCGGATTTAAAGAAGTGAATGCACTTTGGAAATGTTCTACTTGCGGTGGGGAAATGGGGAATCCTCAGCTCACGCAGCATGCTGAGGACGGATTCTTTGGACAAGTTCATATTTGGGAAAATCCCTGCGGACATGTAGCTCATTATAGGAATCTGCAGATTGTAGGTGATGCAGAATGATCCCTTTACAAGTTGAGCTTCAGCGGGCAGTCAAAGCCACGAAAGACGAAGCGATGACCATTTACGAGGCGGCCGAACACTTAAAGGTTAATGTCGAGGAAGTGCCTATGATCGTTGCTCAGGCTGATGATCTAAGAATGATCGGCAATGACGTAATTATTGCAAAGCGTGATAAGACAAATGGCTGGCTGATTGGGGCGATGATTTTGGTTTTATTCTTTGCGATCGCAGTCGGCTGGGAATAGGGGGAGGACAGCATGAAAAGCATCGAGTTATTTGCAGGAATAGGGGGCATCGCACTTGCTGCTGAATGGGCTGGCATTGAAACTGTCGCATTCTGTGAGCGTGAACCCTTCTGCCAGAAAGTATTGAATAAGAACTTTCCGGGCGTTCCCATCTTCGATGATGTACGCACCTTGAATAGACAGCTTTTAGAGGAAAAAGGAGTGATCGAGCCAGGTGGAACAATTGACATTATTTCAGGAGGATTCCCTTGCCAGCCTTACAGTATTGCCGGGAAGCGAAGAGGCACGGAAGATGACCGCGACCTCTGGCCGGAAATGTTTAGGATCATCAAAGAACTTAGACCCACTTGGGTTGTTGGTGAAAACGTTGCTAACTTCGCAAACATGGAGCTCGACCGCACGCTATTTGACTTGGAAAGCGCAGGTTACAAAGGGCAATCGTTTATTATACCGGCTTGCGCCGTCGACGCCAAACATCGAAGAGATCGAACATTCGTTGTTGCCTACTCCGACAGCTTCGGACGGCACAACAGGCAGCATAATAGGGAAAAACGACAGCTTCACAGTGAATTCCACAGGGACTCTCAGGAAGAAAACCGGGAATGGAACGGACGGCTCAATAGGGCTGGGGAGGTACGTTCAATTCTTCCCGACACCACAGTCAAGGGATTACAGGTCAGGGAGCAAACCGGACTCAAAGAGAGCAAAGAGAAAGCAACAGCAGGGTTGGAGTCAAAACTTGAACGATATAGTCCTCTGGCCGACTCCACGAACAAAGGGAATGTGCGGCGGCACCGGATCATTTCAGACAATGATAGATCTACAGGAAAAGGGAATTATTACAGAACAGGAACGGAAACAGATGACAGCAGGCAACGCTGGCCAGCTGAACCCGACGTGGGTAGAGTGGCTCATGGGGTTCCCAACCGGGTGGACAGAATTAAAGGATTAGGCAACGCGGTTGTGCCTCAGCAGATTTACCCCATATTCAAAGCGATAATGGATCAGGAGGCGGCATCATGATCGAATACAGATGCCCTGAATGTGGTCACAACGAATTAGATATAAAAATCCGCCCAGATGCACGCTGCCCGAAATGCGGCTGCAGCATGGGCGTTGAGGAGGAAATAGCGTGAATAAATTATGCTGTGAAACATGTGGATTGGATACTCATGAAAATACTTCGCCTATCTTTGAAAAGCCTTTAAGGTTTGCTTTTCGATCAGATATTAAACAGCTAAAACAAAACACTGGTGACCACCGAAAACAAGAAAATATTTGTCTCGACTGTTTCACTGCTGAATTGAAACAAGTTAGCAAGGGTTGTAAAACACGGTACAAGGTTAGAGCAAAGGAGCAAACACAATGAACACAGCATACAGAGTTTGGGACGGCGAGCAGATGCATTATTGGGATGATCCGGGTTTGAGTTTAGAGATTAAAGGAGACATATGGATTTTATGGCGTGAAGAAGGAAGAGGATGCAGGGTTAGTATTGCAGAAAGTCACGAAGAAGGAACGGCGCTCATGTGGGGAATAGGGTTGAAGGATAAGAACGAAAAAATGATCTATGAAAAGGATATCGATATGTTAGATGGGGAACCGATGATCGTTGTTTACGAAAATGGTCATTACGGACTTAAATTCCTTGATGATAGTGCCTACTTCGATTATTCAATAGATTGGGGAGAATGCGAGATCGGTGGCAACGTTTATGAACATCGTGTGTTATTGGAGGGTGTGGAGTGAAATTTGCATTTAGAGTATTGATGCTTCTCATAATGTCGGCCGTTGCCGATTCCATAGGAATAATTCTGGCGTATTATTTCGACAATCCGAGTTTGAGATTAAACTGTGTGTCAGTTACCGCGGCGATCAGTGGGTACTTGGTTCGTGGATGGTGGCCGCCGGAAGAGAAGGAGGGTGTGGAATGACAAAAGATGAATTGCATAGCTACTATTGCGAGGATTGTGAAGAATGGACATATATCGAAGAGCTTAAATATCCAAATGGTGTTCATTGTGCACACTGTGGAACGGAAGGTGTTTCTATAAGCTCGGAAGATTACAACAGATTGAAATGGGCATCAGAACAAAACTAAATAAGTCCAAGATGGAAAGCCTGCGGACACTGAACTTACAGCATAAGCGCTGTTTGTTTGGTGTCCGTTTTTTATTTGAGCGGAGGGATGACATGAAACAGGAAAAGAAAAAGCCCAATAAAAACGCGCAGGAGCGTTCTGAACGGTTTTGGCGGCAAATGATGGGGCAAGACAGGCAAACACTCAGAAGAGGCAAAGGCGGCGCTTTTAAGCGTAAATAAGAGGAGGATAAACATGCAGGATTTAATCATTGAATACAAAAGAGCGTTAAAAGAAGCGAGAAAGATGTACCGAGCATTCTCGGAAACACCAGAAATTGAAATGACAGCAGAACAAAAGAACGATAAGAAAATCATTGGCAGTATGATCAGCGATATTGAATTCACTCTCGAATGGCTGCAGAACGGGAGACAACCAGGAGCGCGCCGGGGAGCTGACAGAAGGGACGTTTACCAAAGAACGATTCTTGCTGATCCTCGTATCATTGATGCAATGCCAGAAGAATATGCGATCAATCAGGAGCCAGAAGGAGAGGTAAGCGACTGGGACAAAGAAAGAATTGCTGATGCCCTTTCTGTCCTTACCGAAAGAGAAAAGGACATTTTCATCATGCACACTGTCCAAAACATGTCCTTTGAAGAGATCGCCCAGCTGCTGAACATTAAAAAAGGAACAGTGCAGAAAAATATTGAGCGTTCCCGTTTGAAAATGAAAAATAGAGCAGAACACAGCCTATTCTGTTTAGCATGAATAGGTTGTTTTTTTGTCTAAAAACAATATTTTTTGGTAAAAAACCTAAAATTTATCTGTATTTATATTGACGGTGGTAAATATAATTGGTATAATTAAAGTATCGAAAGGAGGTGTTGAAAGAGCATGGAAATGGTTGAAATTATCCTTCGGGACTTGGCTTGGCTGGTTGCAATCCTTACCGGAATTACAACGATGGTCAAGAACATCAAGGAAATGAAGGATAACAAAAAACGACGTTCTCCCGCCAAGAAGAAACGTCGCAAATAACCCAATGGGGGGAATCACTTCCCCCTCACCATATTATAACACTTTGAGTTCCATGCTCAACTATATGAAAAAATTAGTAGACGGGTCAACGGTAATATTCTTTGTTCTGTTCGTGGCAGTGTTTGCAAACTTTGACTATGATCATCTTGGTACTTTGGATATCATTACAATGGTTTTGGCTCTTGCCTGGTTGGTAATCACTATTATTAATATTATCCTTAGATGGAGGAACACGCGGAATGATTAGGTTTGTTTTTGAAAGTATTGACGAGCTAAGAGAATTCATGGATAAAGAAGTCATAACGACATCTGAAGCCATTGAGATTATCGGATGCAGCCGACAGAACCTCAAGCAGCTGGTGGATTACAAAACATTGATTCCGATTAAAACAACAAATAGAGATCGCCTATTCTTGAGAAAAGACATTGAAGGCTATAAAAAGAAACGTTGATGGCACCCGCAGCTAAAGGGTGCTTTTTTTGTCTTACGACTGCCACCTATTTATGAAGGGTGCTTTCGTTCGACAAATTTTGCAAATGATTCCCTCAACTCACTTTTTCACCGATAATAAGGTGGGGGGTGATAATATGGAAATTCAAATAAGAATGAGCAATGATGATTATTTAACCTTATCAGGTTATGCGGATATGAAAGACGTTAAAGAGTTTCTAGATTATTTACATGATGACATTAATGGTAAACAAGTGCTAAAAAATCGTTTGATTGAATTTAACGACTCAGTGTTTTTTAATCCATCACAAATTACAGGTATTAAAATAGAAAAATAAAAAGGAAAAGAGCCGTTAATGAAATGGCTCTTTTTTATGTTCTCTGTAAACCGGATCCAGTGAATCTCAGATCAGACTATTGGCGGCTGACAGCCTCTGAGTTTGGGCTCGGTTTAGAGAGAATATGAAGGGGGAACAGCATGGAGACAATTTATGCACACCCATTTATGACTATGGGTTTTATTTTTTGGATTGCAGTCTGTATTCACGGGATAACCTTCAATACCAAAAAGGATTGAGAAGGCGGGAGCTATATGAGTAATGTGAAGAGAGTCTTTCCTGGTCCTACTAACGGACTGATTAATTGGATGGAGCAGAACTTTCATGAGATAGATGGCTATGTTGCTACTTTCAATATGAAGGATGGCACCACAATGACAATACATGACACGGAAACATATGTGCAGGCTGTGGGACTTGCGGAAATAGGGAAAGACACTATTCATCAGCTTGCACACGATGACGAGTTCATCCCGAGAAAATAATCTCCAAAACAAACACGAATCAGAAGGGGGCGGCGGTGAATGTAGATGCCCGAAAAGCACATTCAGGCGTATAAGGATTACGTCAAAGGCATGAAATACAAGGACCTTGCCGAAAAGTATGGGGTGTCGGTGAACACCATCAAATCGTGGAAACAGCGGCATGGTTGGGAAAGAAAAAAGGGTGCACCCATTTCAAAAAGTATGCACACAAAAAAAGGCGGACAGCCCGGCAACAAAAACGCATTAGGAAACAAAGGTGGCGCGGCTCCGGCAGGCAATCAAAACGCTGTGACTCACGGCTTTTTCTCTAAATTCCTGCCAGAAGAAACACTTGAGATCATGGAAGAGATTCAGGAGCGTTCGCCTGCTGATATAATATGGGATCAGATACAAATTCAATATGCAGCCATTATCCGGGCGCAGCCTATCATGTTCGTACAAGATAAAGATGATCTTGTAAAAGAACAGAAAAAAGCAAAATACGTTTATCAACCTCAAGAGGACGAAGATGGAAACGAGTATTTTGAAAAGTCCATTGCTGAGGAAGAGTTTGAAATACAGTTTGCTTGGGATCGTCAAGCTTCATTTCTGAATGCTCAATCTCGGGCAATGGGAGAGCTCAGGAGCTTGATAAAACAGTTTGTTCTACTGGCGCATGAAGAAGACGAACGTCGCCTTAAATTGGAGCAAATGCGCTTGAATATTGAGAAGGTGAAGAAAGATATTAACGGCGATAACGGAAACTCTAAAGAAAATGAAGTTGCTGCCATGTTGAGGAAGATGGTGAAACCTCATGGAACTTAACTCCAAGCAACAAGAAGTATGGAACAGCTTTATCGAAGAGCAGCCAAAAATCTTAATATGCAGCGGGGCGAAAAGGGCAGGAAAAACATTCGTGCTCCTTTTGACGTTCCTCGGGCATATCAGCAAATATCAAAACATGGGGCTTTCCTTTATCATTGGCGGGGCAACTCAGGCTTCTATAAAGCGGAATATCCTAAATGATTTAGAGCTCATCCTGGGGAAAGAATTGCGCCTTGATAAAGCGAATGCCATTGAGATATTCGGAAACCGTGTTTATTGCTTTGATGGTGCAAATGCAGACTCATGGAAAAAGGCACGGGGTTTCACATCAGCTGGCGCATTTCTAAACGAAGCGACTGCCCTGCATGATTCATTCGTGAAGGAAGTCATTTCTCGTTGCTCCTATAAGGGTGCAATGGTCATGATGGATACAAACCCTGAAAACCCGATGCACACCGTCAAAACGGACTATATCGACAAAGACGGGCAGCGGCTGAAAAACGGTCGGCTGAATATCCGTTCTTTTCACTTCTCGTTGTTCGATAACAACTTTCTTGATCCTGAATATGTCGAAAGTATTGTTGCCTCAACACCAAGCGGCATGTTTACGGACCGAGATATTTACGGCTACTGGGTTGCTCCGGAAGGCGTAATATACAAGGATTTCAACAAAGACAAGCACTATATCAGTTCTAAAGAGATGGAAAATAAACAAGTCAACTTCACTAAATACTTTGCTGGCGTTGACTGGGGATATGAGCACCCGGGTTCTATTGTCGTAATCGGACAAGATGACCAAGGGTGTTTTTATTTGCTCGAAGAACATTCTAAGCAGCACGAAGAGATAGATTACTGGGTGAAGGTAGCAAAGGACATCAAAGAGCGGTACGGCAACATTAATTTCTATTGTGATACAGCTCGGCCTGAACATATCGTGCGTTTTCGTAGAGAGAAGCTGCGTGCGTTAGATGCTGATAAGGCAGTTGTTTCAGGTATCGAAGAAGTGGCGCGGCTGTTCAAACGGGATCTGCTTTTTATTGTTGAAGATAAAGTTAGTCGCTTTAAAAAAGAAATCTTTATGTATGTTTGGAATCCGAATACAGGTGAGCCGGTTAAAGAGTGGGACGATGTGCTCGACTCTATCCGTTATGCCATTTATACACACAACAAACCTATGAGACGCAAAGGAAAGGGGTGAAAACATGAACAAGTTTTTAAATTATCTTCGAAATAATGAGATAGACGGTCCAATCATTGAACAGATTATTGAAGAGCATAAGCCGATCAAAGATAAAGCCATAGCTCAGTATGAACGATATATGGCTAGTGTTGCCGGTGTGCCGATCTTACAGCGTGAGGCAGCTCAATTCGAGGATTTTGAAACAGGAAAGGTTCGGCGTATTGACCATCTGGTAAACAATCGCCTGAATAATGCTTTTGATGCTGAGATAGTGGATACAAAGGTTGGGTATATGTTCGGCCATCCGATCTCATACGAGACGGAGAAAGACGGGGAAAACAAAAATACGGCCTTAGCAGAGCAAATCAATAACTTTAACACCATAAATAACATTGCTGATGCTGATAGCGAATGGGGTAAGAAAGCAGCTATTTGTGGATATGGTGCTAGACTTGTGTATATCGCTCCTGACGGCTTGGTAAGAGTTGCGAATGTAAATCCATGGGAAGTTGTCATTATTGCTGAGAATGACATCACAGAGCCTTCTTTCGCACTTAGATATTATAAGGTATTTGATTGGGTTAATAATCAAAGCATAGAGCGTGAAAAAGCCACTTTTTACGATGACAAGATGGCCTATTTTTTTGAAAAACAAAAAGGTGGCTGGACTTTATTAGAGAAGAAGCTCCACTTGTTTGATTATTGTCCTTTATTCGGGTTGCCTAACAATGATGAACAGATGGGCGACGTGGAAAAGGTAATTAAACTTATAGATGCATACGATCGCACACTTTCAGATGCATCAAACGAGATTGAACAGCTACGGCTAGCTTATTTGATTTTAAAGGGAGCTGGTATGGATGATGAAGACATCCAAGAACTGAAAAAGACCGGTGTGCTTGAAATGTTTGGGAAAGATGATGATGCCAAATTCCTGACAAAAGACATTAATGACACCATGATCGAAAACCATCTCAACAGGCTTGAAGAAAACATTCTTCGTTTTGCAAAGTCGGTCAATTTCTCTGATGAATCATTCGGCGGGAATGTGACAGGCGTTGCAATGAAATACAAGCTGATGGCCCTTGAAAATAAGTGCATCACGATGGAGAGGAAAACGACTGCTGCCCTTCGGTATCAGTACAAATTGCTTTGCTCAGCATGGGCGAAAAAAGGTCTTGTGTCAGCAGGTGATTATTTAAAGGTATGGTTCTCATTCAAGCGCAATCTGCCGTCAAATCTCTTGGAAGAGGCTCAGACATCCGGACAACTTAAAGGCCAGGTAAGCGAAGAGACACGCCTTTCAACACTCTCTATTGTCGATGATGTGCAATACGAGATTGAGAGAATGAAAGCTGAACAAGATGCTTATGATTTTGAGGATGAAAAGGACAATGATGACATTCGAGGTGTAGGTAATGACGTTCTTTGAAGTTGAGTACACGAGTGATGATTATTATGACTGTTATCCCCATAAGGTAGGAATCTACCCTACATTCGAAAAAGCTATGGAGAAAGCAATTGCGTTGTCAAATGGAGAGAATCCGCCTGCTGAAATAGATATATGGCAATGGGAATTAGCGAAAAATGAATACAATACAACGAGAAACTGGCATAAGAATCGACATGATGATGACTTCAAAGAGGTTGCAAAGTGATCATCTGTATTTGTCCTGAGCATGACTTTAAAAAGGCTTATTTTTCATGCACTCATAACAGGCGCGCACTGTAGAGGGCGAAGGAGGAAGAAACGTAATGCCAACTTTAGAAGAAGTGAAAAAATTTCTCGAAGAAAATAAAGACAATGAAGAAGTAAAAGCATTTGTAGGAGAACTTTCGGCCGTATCAGCAGATAAGGTGAAAGGGTTCCTTGAGACAGAAGAGGGAAAACGATTCATTCAGCCACGGCTGGACTCTTACTTCACAAAAGGTCTTGATACATGGAAGTCAAACAATCTTGAAAGTCTGATTGAAGAGGAGTTGCAAAAACGTAACCCTAGCAAGACACCAGAACAGATTGAATTGGAGAAATTAAGAAGCGAGATTGAACGAGAAAGAGCAGCACGTAATCGTGAAGCGCTAGTCAATAAAGCCTTGAATGTAGCTGATGAAAAGCAGTTGCCTAAAGGAGTTATTGACTATTTTATTGGCGAAGACGAGGAAACAACGCTTGCCAATCTCAGTAAGTTTGAAGAGACATTCAATGCAGCAGTTCAGAATGCCGTAGATATCAAGTTTAAAGAGAGCGGCACTAACTTCGAAAAAGGTGATCCATCACCAACTAGCGGGGCGGTTGATATTGGGGCACTCGCTAACCAAGCAAATATCAGAAAATAAGGAGGGCTATTATGCCAACATTTAATCCCAAAACAGTATTACTACAAGATGCGGTAACTGGGAAAATCCCAGAAGAACAAGCAGAAATTGTGTTGAAAGAATTTATGCAGACATCTGCAATCACACAGCTTGCTAAATATGAACCGATGACAAAACCGGTAAAGACGTTCACGTACTTAGCAGAAGGACCTGGCGCTTACTGGGTTGGTGAAGGTGAACGCATTCAAACAAGCAGCGCCAAATGGCTCACAGCAAAAATGACATCGAAGAAACTTGCGGTTATCATTCCAGTTTCAAAAGAATTCTTACGATACACAGTTGCTGACTTCTTTACTCAAATGCAATCAGCTATTAGAGAAGCTTTTGCAATCAAGTTTGACCAAGCTGCACTGTTTGGGGTGGGATCGCCTTTTGAGACTGGTGTATCAATCATGGAAAGAGTCAATAAATCCGGCCAAAAGATCACATCTGGTACTGGCGCGGGTTCAGGGGCAACTGTTTATGACGATCTCGCTGCAGTAATGGGGCTTGTAGAAGATGCAGACAAAGATCCTGATGCATTTACAACTATTAGACGTTTCCGTCAAAAGTTACGCGCTGCAAAAGATAATAACGGGTTGCCACTATTTAACCAAGTGACAGCAGATGCAACACCTCAAGCTCTTGGGTTGCCTATTGGGTTTGTTGACAGCAAATCATGGGATAAAACAAAAGCTGACCTTATTACAGGGGCTTGGGACTATGCGCGTTATGGTATTCTTCAGGACATGGAATATACCATTTCTCAGGACGCAACGTTGACAACAACTGTAGATGAAGCCGGCGAACCTCTAAACTTATTCGAGCGTGACATGTTCGCACTTCGAGCAACTATGGAAGTCGGATTCACTACTCTTGCAGAGGATGCCTTTGCAGCCTTAGTCCCTGCTGTTGATGGAGGTGCCACTGCCTAATGGTTAGGATCAAGAAGGGGAGAGACTCTTTGGAAGTGACGGAACGTGCTTTCGAGGTAATTTATAAGGGACTTGGATATAAGCTGGACAAGGGCACAAATAAAAAAGAAGCCGAGGACACACAAGAGTCTGACGCCAAAGAAACAGCCGAGGAGTAGGAGGGTAAGCGGTGGATAAAGAACAAACTGAAAAAGAGCTTTTGAAGCCGTTGAACCGTAAAACTAAGGAATTCTTACGGAAACTCAAGCGGCTTTTTCAGCGTGCTTCAAAAGAGGTGCTGTCAAAGCTGACTGCGTTATTCGTCAAGCTTGATCAAATCGAAGAACCGACACTTGCTGACGCTAATCGACACGGTGATCTAAACCGTATAAAGCGGGAAATCACCTCGTTGATTAGTGATCTTTCAGCGAAAGTCAAAGCTATGATTATAGAATTCCTTGAAGAAACCTACGAATCATCTTACAGCTGGCTGATATTTGGCGTTCTGGCTGCGTTAGGGATAAAACTTGCGCGGCCAAAAACAACACTGAATCAGATGAATTTGCCTGCTGAATGGGCTCCCGGAGACGTTCAGCGGGCTATTAAAAGTAAACAAATGAACAAAGCCATTGAAACTGATCGCAAAAAGACAATACAGCAGATTAACAAGACAATCGAACGCGGTTTTATTGAGCGGAAACGCTTTGCTCAGGTAGCGAAGGAGCTGCAGACAGATGTCGGCCTGAGTTACAACCGATCGAAGCGTATAGCCAATACAGAAATGCATCGCACAAGGGAGAAAGCAACACTCGACGCTGCTAAAAAAGCTCAGTCGCGGGGCATCAACATGAAAAAAATCTGGCACAACGTTGGGGATGAAAGAGTTCGTGAGACAAAACATGCGGATCATGTCCATTTAGAAGGACAGGAACGCATGGTCAATCAGTTGTTTGATCTTGGCATCAATAAAAATGGTGTTCATGTAACAGCAGAAGCGCCGGGACAAAGCGGTGATCCATCAAATGATATTAATTGCCGATGCTTTGCGACATATGAACCGGTTCTTTGAAAGGAATGAGAGAAATGGACTTGGCAGAATTAAAAGTCAGGTTAGGGATTCCAGCTGATGACACATCCCAGGATGCAAAGCTACAAATAGACCTTGCAGACGCGATTTCTTTCGTTAAGGAGGAGTGCAATAACTCTTTTGTCGGTCCAGATGGGGTTGAATCACTACCAGGCCCTGTGAAGAAAGGAATTGCTCTTATGATTGAAATTGATCGAGACAGTCCTAGAGGCGTCCAGTCTGAATCAATTGGCGGAATGAGCAAGACATACACGGCGGATGACGTAAGGTATAAACCTGCGTTTGATTTTTTTCGGCCATACAAAAAAATCCGTTTTAAACCACTGAGGTGATCAAATGGCATATAGAAACATTCGGGTACGAGATAGAAACCGTATTCCAGAAGTCATAAGAAACCTCGGTTCCGTCGGTAAGGTGAAAGTCGGAATCCTGGACAGTGAGCGGCAAATGATCGCGGCTGTTCACGAATTCGGTTGCCGTATTGCTGTAACTGATCGCATGCGGAACTATCTTGCTGCAAAAGGGCTGTACCTCAAGAAAGAAACTCAATATATCAACATTCCGGAGCGTTCTTTCATCCGTGCTGGATGGGACGAGAACGAGGAAGAGATCGTTCAAAAGGTAGAGGATCTGGTCAATAGAGCGTTAGAGAATGGCGATTCGATGAATGACATCATGGAAACAGTCGGCCTGCTTGCGAAAGGGCGGCTTCAAGTGTATGCCCGAGATTTGCGGAACCCGGCAAACCATCCATTTACAACCGAGGAAAAAGGCTCTTCAAATCCATTGGTTGATACCGGGGAAATGATTGGCTCTATGGATTATGAGGTTGAAAGCTGATGGGGAATCATTTCATATTTTCTGATCTGATTAAGCGGTACAGCGTTGATTTTACATTGCTTATTCCATCTGAAGAGGGTTCATACGATGATCTTGGCGAATGGGTGCCACCGAAGCCGACAAAATCAGACGAAAGAGGGGCAATAGTTCCTTTACAGTCTCAATTGATCTATCAATCTGGCGGCCGGCTTACATCTATGGACAGGCAGCTATTTATCAAGAATGAAATTCCTCTGAAAGCTCAGGTGCTTTTTGGTGGTGCCACCTTTGATATTGAAGCAATGACGCCTTATGGGACATATGCCGATTTCAACAGCTATATCTTAAAGGCGGTGATCAATTCAGATGGACTACAACAACATAATACAAACAGTTCTGGGACTGATTAGAGAGAAAACAGGCCATGTCGTTATCGTTGCAAATGGTACAGGGAAACAACCTGTCTATCCTTTTTGCACGTATACCGTCACTTCCCCGTATTTGCCCCAACATAGAGGCATTGAAGAACAGGGAGTGTTAACGGAAGACATTGAGCTTGTTTTCTCTTTTACATGGGTTTCAAACAGCCATATTGAGGCCATTTCCCTTGCTCAACAAACAGCGGCGTACTTCAAAACAGCTGAAGCACGTCAAAAGCTTCATGATAATGGGCTGGCGTGGGTCAGGAACGACGGTTTCGGTAATCGAGATACATTTATCACGATTGACACAGAACGCCGTCACGGCTTTGATACGCGCTTTAGAACGCGTGTCACTCATGGAGAAGCAAATGCAGAGGTTTTCGACTCTGTACGAATTGAAAATACAGGAGGGTAATTCATATGCCACTTAGTGACGTTACAGTCAAAATTGACTTAGTGAAACCGTCCAGCCTTAAAGGATTGGGAACACCTCTGATTCTCGCAAAGGTAGACGGCCACAACACATATAAAGAATATGGCTCATTAGAAGCTATTAAGGCAGACTATGCGGAAACGACAGCAGCATATAAAAAGGCTGCGGCTATCTTTGCTCAGGGTGACAATGCACCGTCAAAGGTTGCCATCGGTACGTATGGAGGCAGCACAGAAACGCCAGAAGAAGGAGCGACTACACAAGCAACATTCTCCATTCGGAATGCGTTTGACGAGTATTTCGACAAGGACTGGCACTTCTTGATCCTTGCTGATGCTACAGCGGACGAAAGAATGGAAGCGGCAAAAGCGATGGAAGAGAAATCATATAAATTTGTAGTTTTACAGGTCACTGACCGGGAAGAAGTTGCTTCTTACAAAGGCAAGGATCGCACAATCGTTTTCTATCACCCGTTAAATGACGAGCATCCGGACGCTGGTCTTGTTGGTTCGGTTGCATCCCACACAGTGGGATCAGTAACTTGGAAGTTTAAAAATATCGTAGGTATCACACCTCAAGATATTAAGGCAGATGAGCTGAAGAAGCTGCACACAGAAGGGGCTATTGCTTATGTAACCAAAGCAGGTCACAACGAGACATCCGAGGGCATTACTGCATCCGGGGAATATATCGACGTGCTGCACGGCAAAGATTGGGTGAAATTGAATATTGAAACCTCAATTCAATCAGCATTCTCAAACAACGGCAAAATCCCGTTCTCGAATGCTGGTTTTTCATTGCTGAGTGTACAGGTTACAAACGTTCTGCAAACAGCCTTTGCAAATGGCATTGTGGCAGAAGATGCAGACGGGCAGCCAGTGTATTCAATCAGCACAAAAACCCGTGATCAAATCACAGATGAAAACAGAAAAAATCGTATATACGACGGCCTGTCATTTACTTTTGAGCTGGCTGGCGCGGTTCATTCTGCTGAAATCACTGGTGAAATCTCAATTTAAGGAGGATCTAAACAATGGCAGCATACGTTTATGATGCAAATGAAGTCAACACGAACATTGACGGGAAAATCGTAACCGGTTATTCCGAGGGCACAATGGTTTCGTGTTCCAAAGATGAAGAAAAGTTCTCGACGAAAGTCAGCGCCAAGGGTGATGTCAGTGTTGCGACGAAAAACAACCCACTCGGAACCATCACACTGACTCTTTCCATGGGGTCACCATTCGTGCCATACCTGAACAAACTGGCAAATACAGCTCAAACATTCCCTATCTGGGTTACGGGCGGACAGGAAAAAATCGGTGGCACAGAAGCGATGGTCAAAAAGCCTGCTGATGCTGAATTCAGTGACGAGATTGGAGATCGTGAGTTCGAGATTCAAGTCTTTGACTATACAGTATTGGAACAGTAATTAAGCTATGGCAAAAAAGAAGAAATCAAACGCAAAGAAGCAGTCCAATAGGGCTGCTTTTCAATATATGCAAACCAAACAAGCGGAGGGAAAACCTATGTCAAAATTCGGTAAACAAAAGAAAGTAACTATCCAAGGAACTGAGTACACTCTTCAACACCCGGGAACACGTCGTTCAATTGAATTTAACGATGAAGCTATCAATATCAATACAGGGATGTTTTCGTCTGCCAAACTGTATGAACTGTACATGAAAGAAGTAGTTGTTGAACCGAAAGTAAGCTATGACTATTTTGATAAAAAACCTGGTTTCCTTGAGCTGATGAAAGAGGTTCAAACCTTTCTTAGCGCCGAAACCGAAGCCGAAACAGTTCTACAAAAAGAAGGCGAGTGACAACTGGCCTATGTATCGGCTCGTGATGTCTGAGAAGTTTTCCTTCTCAGAGGTCGCGGCGATGGATCTCGACACGCTGCTCGAAGCAAACGCAGCCCTCGACATCCATATTGAGCAAGAAAACAAGAGGAACAAGAAGAAATGAGGGGGTATGAACGTTGTCAGACGCATTGAGAAGTACGCATATTGACGTTGAATTGAACGTTGATACCTCCCCTCTAGAAAGAGCAAATCAGCAAATAGATAGACTCGTTGATCATGTCGGCGATGCTGGCGGCAGTTTTTCACAGATGCGTACACGGATGGCTCAGGTTCAAAGGCAACAGCGGAATTTTAGGGACATCCATATGAGTATGATCTTGGACAACTCATCGTTGCAAACTGCCAGTCAAACGATAGAACGGCTAGGGCCTCAAATCGACTTAGTTACATCCCGTTTGAGCCAGCTGAATACCCAGGTACAAGAGACAAGCAGACTTATTCAAAGCCTTCCGTCTGAGGTCAATATCAATGTTGATCAGACGTCGATAACAAACGCCAATGAAGCAATTGATCAACTCAGGCAGAATTTGAATAACGTCGATATGAGCCGTATCGGTACGCCCGCAGCAAACGTTACGCAGCAGAACACGCAAAGCGTTCAGAATAACGTGGCTGCGGTAGCTGTTCCGGCCCCGGACTACCGGGGAATCCGGCAGTATAGTCGTGAAATGGACTTTTTGCGCGGCTCAACCCGTGGACTAGAAGCCGATACAATACAAATGCTCAATGAAATGCGTCGAGCTTGGTATGAAGAACGATACGGTATGAACGGTTTCCGGAATGAATTGATCCGAGCCCAGTATGGTTTCTTTCAGCTAGGGAACCAGATGGACAGCTGGTCCGGTACCAATCAGCAGTTTATGGATGAAGTATACAGGCTGGGACGTGCTCACAAGCAAGTAACAGACAACATGATGAAAAACAACAAAATGATGCGTATGAGCATGCTGCAGACTGTAGGGACATTGATGGCTCGGTCCACTCAATCTGAGAAGATTGCGGCGAACTATGACCGAATGGGGAACCCGTTATATCAAGTCAATAAAGCGGGGCTTGCCGTATCGAATACGCTTGAGAACATGGCAAAGCAGGGTACTGCTGCGCATTTGGCTCTGAAAATGCTCGGGCCTACCGCCAACATGAAAGAGCTTAACGATATGACAATGATGATCACTCAGGGTTATATGCGTTTTCAAATGGTGGCACTGGGCGCGGCTTTTACAAACTTTTTCATGTTCCAAGGGCTTCATAAAGCGGCAACACAAACAGTTCCCGGCTATTCAAAGGCATGGGAAGAGATGTGCAGTACACTACTGAAAGCCATTCAGCCAGCAATTGAAGTGTTTGCGGCGTTTGCGATGGCGATATACAAGGGCATTACTGCCGTTGCGAAGCTAGTCATTCAGTTTAATGAGGCGCACCCTGTACTCTCGAAAATGATCCAAGGATTTATGCTTCTCATCCCTGTTTTAACCCTACTTTTATCGCCACTAGCGATAGGGGTAGGGTTAGTTAATGGGTTCCTTGGAGCTCTCAGCAGTTTGTGGATGTTCATTGGTCCAGTTGTAACCGGGCTGGCTGCTATGTCAGGTACGGTGTATGTCGTAGCTGGGGCAATCGTTCTTCTTGTAACCGGCATTTATTTGCTGTACAAGAATTTCGATAAGCTTCAAGAGAGATTCAAGCCAGCGACAGACGCGATGAAACGCTTTGCTGACATGGGGAAATCGGCGGTTGTCGGTGCATTTCATACCATGATCAAAGAGGCTGAGGGGTTAAAGCCTGCCTTCATGAAAGGATTCAAGGACGCACAAAGCGTGGCAATCACAGCCATTCATAAAATGCAAGCTGAATCCTTGAAATTATGGGATCGTCTCGGTGAATCGCATCCACAGTTAGTGGCTGGAATTGAATCAGCCTACAAAACGGCTGTGAAAACCGTGTCAGGCTTCATTCACAACGCCGGGAAGACAGTTTCGGACTTCTTCGGTAAAGGGCTGTCAGACGGTCTAAATGGAATCGTAACAGGTTTCATGGAGCAGTTAAAAGTCGGCCTTTCCAGCTTTAAAGGAATGGTTTCTCTGGTTGCTCCGTTTGTCGCGGCGATCGGACTTGCATTCCTCGGAGTGTCAGGGCCAATCGGTGTGGCTGTCGGTGCTATTTTGAGTGTTGCCGGCGCCTTGTATCGCATGCAACAAACAAACCAAAATGTAAGCCAGGCCTTAAAGACGGCATGGACATCGGTACAATCTATTCTAACGACTGTTTTTCAGGCATTGCAGCCAATCATCAACACGATTCAACAGTCTTTCGGGCAATTGGTCACGCAATTGACGCCACAGTTTCAGCAGCTGGCCGGACAACTTCAGCAGGCTTTCGTTCAAATAGGCGGCACGCTTGTTTTGTTTGCTGCAGCTATCTCGCAAACGTTCCAGACAATCGGTCCACAAATTATGCCACTGATTCAGCAATTGCTTTCAGCTTGGATGCAGTTGTCTGGTACTTTATGGACGAGTGTCTTGCAAATAGCAAGCAGCATTCTGCCGTTGCTTGTTCAAGGCTTCCAGACGATTTTCCCGGTTATTCTGAGCGTAATTAATGCGGTGCTGCCAATCATTATTCAATTGATAGGCAGTTTCTCAGGAATCCTTGTTTCAATTGTGCAAAATGCCTTACCGATTTTGGTCCAGATGATTCAGCTTGCATTCCCGTTGATCCTGAGCATTGTACAACAAGCTCTTCCGATTGTTTTGCAATTGATTCAGCTATTAGGTTCATCAATCGGACAAATAGCGGTTCAAGTGCTGCCGTTAATTTTATCAGCGGTACAGCAAGTGTTCCCGATTATTAAACAGGTCATCATGGCTGTTCTTCCAATCGTGGCACAATTGCTTACTGTGGCGGCAACAATCATTTTACAGTTGGCACAAGCGGCACTTCCTATTTTGATTCAAGTTGTGCAACAGGTATTCCCGCAGATCATGCAAATCATACAAGCGGCACTTCCGATTGTTGTTTCTCTTTTGCAATTTCTGGCGAATATCATCACAACTGTGGTCATTCCAGCGATCCGTTTCATCCTAAATATCGTGACTGCTGTGTTCCCGGTTGTGCTCTCAATAATTCAAGTTGCACTTAAAAATATCATTGCGATCATTCAGGGTGCAATCGGCATTATTATGGGAATCGTGAAGGTTTTCAAAGGTTTATTCACTGGGAATTTCCGTATGATGTGGGACGGAGTGAAGCAAATTTTTTCTAGTGCTGTCGGCATGGTGAAAAAGCTTGTAAGCAATATGGGTTCAGCAATCACTGATAGATGGCTTTATATAAAAAATAAAGTCGCGTTATTGGCGCTTGATTTACGTCAGAAAGTTATGGATCGTTTCAATGATTTAGTCGAAGGGGCCAAGAAACTTCCGGGTAAAATCGGTGATGGAATTAAGAACATGGCTCATAAGGCTGTGTCTGGTGTGACTAGCTTAGCGAACAAACTTGCCGGAGCACTCGGAAAAGGCGTAAATGGTGTAATCGGCGGAGTGAACTGGGTCCTTGATAAGATCGGTTTGAAAGATAAGCATATCCCTAAATGGGAAGTACCTAAATATGCGCACGGAACCGGCGGACATCCGGGAGGCCCAGCGATACTGGGAGACGGTAAAGGGGCAAACGCTGGCCCTGAAATGTATCGGACTCCATCAGGTCATGTGGGACTCAGCCCTGCAACTGATACGCTGATGAATCTTCCGAAAGGCACTGAGGTATTATCTGCAAAACAAACAAGGGCTGCTTTAGCGGGAGTTCCGGCTTACGCAAAAGGCACAGAAGGAAATATATTCACAAAAGCATGGAATGGTGTAAAATCCGTTGCCGGCAAAGTGAAAGATGTTGCTCTTGATGTTTTTGATTACATCGGACACCCATCTAAGCTTTTAACGAAAGTCTTAGAAAAAATGGGTGTCTCTGCACCTTCTATGGCTGGCTCGTTCGGTGATATCGCAAAAGGGGCTTTTAACTTTGTTAAAGATAAAGCCGTTGGTTTTGTTAAAGGCAAAATGTCCAGTTACGCTGAAAGCTTTTCAGGTGGCGGCTCAAAAGCCGTCAAAAAGTGGGTAGCTCAAGCGCTATCAATCAAGGGCCTTGGCTCTGAATATGCGGGCGCACTTGAAACCATTGCCATGAAAGAATCAGGCGGGAATCCTAATGTCGTGAACAATTGGGATTCGAATGCGAAAGCTGGCCATCCATCACAAGGGCTTATGCAGTTTATACCAAGTACATTCAACGCTCACAAGGAACCGGGTCACGGAAATATCAAAAATCCAGTTGACCAGATCCTTGCTGCTATCAACTATTTGAACAGCAGATACGGCGGTATTTTAAAACACCCTGGGCTCGTTTCTATGGCTCATGGTGGGCCGTATAGAGGTTATGCGACAGGTGGAGTCATTAACAGCCCACAAGTTGCTGCGCTTGGTGAAAACGGCTTTAGGGAGTATGTCATCACAACTGAGCCACGATACAGAAACCAATCACTCGGAATGTATGCTGCACTCGGTCGGGAGCTTGGCGCGGATACTGGTTACACACCAGAAAAGGCTGCTACAAGCTCAAACAGTTCATCTGTCAATATCACGTTTAACCCGTCGATCAACGTAAAAGTTGAGGGCGGCAGTGAAGGGGCAGAAACAAAGGTGAAAAAGGCTGTAACTGAAACATTTGACGAAGTTTTCGACATGCTGAAGTCGCTTTATCCACCAGAGGGGGCTTATTAATTGGCGAAGCTCGGAAAGATTAATCTCGTAAACGAAAAGGAATCTGATGGCGCGGATGTGGAGGTCACTTCATATCCCGTTGAAAAAGGGGTTCCGATCACGGACCATGTACAAAGAAAGCCAGAGACGACAACAGTCTCTGGCTATTTATTAGGCAAAACAGCAAATAGTGATTATGAATATCTGAAAAAGCAGGCTTATGCCGGCACTCTTTTGACTTATACCGGGCGTAAGGTTGCTAAAAATGTGATCATCACAAAGATAGATCGCGACACAGGCGATTACACAAACGGTTTTGCTATTTCAATTGAGTTGCAAGAAATCCGTATTGCAAAAAGCCCGTGGGTCAAAAAGAAAGTGAAAACAGCCGGGAAAAAGAAGAAAGCCAGCAAGAAGAAAACAAAAAAATCCGGCAAGTTATACCACAAGGTCAAGAAGGGTGACACTTATTGGGGCTGCGCTCGTAAATACGGCACCACAGTAAATGCTTTGCGTCGGTTGAATCCCTGGCCGGACCGAAGAATTCCGATAGGGGTCAAAATGAGGATTAGATGAAGGAGGGAAAGGCATGGCATCAAGAGATTACATTCCTTTTGACAAAGAGGACATACCACAGCAGTTTGAATTTGATTTAGCAGATGACACGTTCATTTTGCGTATCAATTACAACCAAACAGACGATAGTTTTTCACTTGATTTATATGATCAAGACATGGAACCAATCGTGCTGGGCGAAAAATTGATTTTGAACGTCCCTTTGTGGGAAGACATTGTAAACGAGAAACTGCCTGCGCCTTCCCTTATCCCTATGGATGAATCGAATACAGAAACACGGGTTACATACGAGAATTTTATGCAAACCGTGTTTCTTTATATTGATGATGTCTCGGACGATGCGGAGGGAGAAGACGATGGCGACGAATAAAATGCTGTTTGGGCGCGTCGTTAAGGTCACGATAGATAACGGCAGTTCACAAACCACTTTCGATTATAAAGACTTAGAGATTCATTTTGAGGTCCCGTTTGATGATGACTTTAAACCGAATGAAACAAAGGTTGAAATATACAACCTGAGCAAAGATTCAATCAGCAAAATTAAAAAAGGCAGCACTATCACTGTTCAAGCTGGTTATAAAGACGATTACGGTGTTTTAACTATCGGTAAAGTTACCAAGGTGCTGAATAATTGGGACGGTTTGAATAAGGTAACGGCCATCTATTCAAAAGATGGCGATGATTACACCCATATGAAAGTGACCACTGAAAACGCTGATCCTGCTGAAAAATATTACGTGAAAAAGCGGTACAAGCTCGCAAAGCCTGTGGTGACTTATAAAAAAGACAAGAACGGCCGGACATATAAAACGGTCAGGAATTACGGCACCCGGACAGAGGTCAGATACCGTAAGAGATACATGAAAATTACGTTCAAGGCAGGCACAACCTCAAGACAAATTGTCGAAAAGCTTCTGCGTGTGCTTGGTATTAAAGTGAAAAATATCATTCTGCCTAAAAATAAAGTTTATAAAAAAGGCTATCGTGTCACCGGATTGATTGAAAACAATCTTGAAGAGGTCATTCATGATGCTGGGGCGGTCATGTATTATCGACGCGGCCGGCCTGTTATTCGGCCACTCAGTCAAGGTGATGATGAACGTTTCAAGCTCGAAGAGGCAACAGGACTTGTGGAAACGCCTGAACAATTTGAGGAAGATGATCTCAAAGGGTATAAGGTGAAGTGCCTTTTGCAGCATCGTATCGCAGTTGCTTCAATCATAGAAATAAACAGCAAGACAGCGAAAGGAAAATATCGTGTGAAAGATGGCTCTCATTCCTTTGACGGTAAAGACTTTTTCACAGAATGTAGGGTGATTTAATGAGTAAAGCGACAAAGTTCTTTGACGGATTCGAACAGCGGATAAAACAATCAATCCATACAACGGCGCCAGCACGGGTTGTAAATTACAATACTGATAAACACACTGCTGATCTGAAATTACTGTTTCAAACCAATGATGGTGAGTATCTCCATGAATACCCTTTAATCGAGCATGCGCCTGTTTTGAAACACGTCGAAGCTGATATTAAAGTTGGGTCCTGCGTGTTTGTTTCGTTTGCTGAACGTTCACTGGATAACCTGGACGGCAATAAAACGTTTGATCCGGATTCGAGGCGCACACACAGTATAAACGATCCAGTTGTCATAGGAGTGTGGGAAGGATGAAAACTCTCAAGCTTAAAGACGGGGATCTTTGTTTTGAAAATGGTGAGTTGCAAATGGTTGAGGGTGATGGTGAGCTGGCTCAATCAGTAGAAATGATCCTTAGAACAAGTTTGGGAGAGTTTGAGCTTGATGAACATGTCGGCCTTGATCGCAGCAACATTTTAAGAAAGCAGTTTGATCAAGAAGAAGCGCAATATGACATTATAAATGCCATTTCTCAAGAAGAGCGTATTGCCAGTGTGGAATCGGTGAACTTTTTAATGGATAAAGAGTCTCGCAGTCTTGCAGTGCATGTGAAAATGACAAAAGAGGATGAAGAAACAATTGAGATAGGGGGTGTTGATCTTGCTTGATGAAACGGGCTTTCAACGGCAAACCTATTCCGAGCTTGTTGACAGTATGGAGGACCGGGCGCGGGAACAATTCGGGGAGGATGTAAACACATCCAGTAAAACGCCATTAGGAATTATTATTCGTATCTTTGCTTGGTTTCTGGCCGGCTTGTGGGACATTGCAGAAAGAGTCTATAACAGCGGCTTTGTCAGTAAGTCTGAGGGCGTGCAGCTTGATCGTCTTGGCAGCAACTCGGGAATCACTCGGGAGCCAGCTGCGGAATCAGTTGTGACTCTGTCCTTTACTGGAGAACCCGGCATCGTAATTGAAGAACAAACTCAGTTTACTACGGAATCAGGCATCTATTTTGAATTGATTGAAGACGTTGTAATTGAGGCTAATGGGACAGGCTCAGGGACGGCTGTCTCGCTTTCTAAGGGCGTTATAAACAATGTTGCGGCAAATACCATTACCGTTCAGGCAGAGCCCTCAGAGGGCGTGTATTCAGTTACAAATCCGGAACCATCGGCAGGCGGTGCCGACGAGGAAACAGATTCGGAATTCCGGGCACGAATAAAGAAATCAGTTGAGGGCAGTTCAGCATCTACAAACGGAGGTATTATTTCAGCCCTGCTAAGCGTGTCAGGCGTCAGATCGGCGAATATTGTTGCCAACAATACCATGCAGACCGATGCGGACGGCAACCCACCAAAAAGCATTCATGCTTATGTTCTGGGCGGTACAAAAGATGATGTTGCGCAAGCACTGTTTGACAGTGTTGCTGCAGGAATTGAAACGGTCGGGGAGCAAGTTGTCACCATAACTGACGCCAGCGGACTTGACCATGCCGTCAAATTTGATTTTGCAAGGGAAGTCAAAATATATCTGCAGCTGGATTTAAAAACAAATGCTTCCTTCCCTATTGATGGAGTAAGTCAGATCAAAAACAACCTCGTTTATAAAATCGGGGGAATTGATGCAAACGGCTCTTACTATACCGGCTCACAAATGGGCGATGATGTTATATTGTCGCAGTTGTTCAACGCGGTATATCAAGTAGATGGTGTCTCTGATGTAACAATCAGGATGGGGAAAGATGCGACAAACCTTTCACAGTCAAACATTGAAATTGAACCTAAAGAGGTTGCCCAGGTACATTTTGATGAAATCGTGGTGAATCACATATGATTAAAGACTTAATAGGAAAGCTGACCGATGCCTTTTTGAAAGATGAAAAGAGCAATATCGGAAAGCTTTTTTTAATTGTCGATGAACAGCTGACAGCACTTAAAAGCGCGCTAACCACAGCTGAGAACTGGCGGGATATTGATGCGGCAAAAGGAAAGGCTCTGGATCTACTTGGTGACAACGTGTCGCAGGATAGGGGCCGTGCCACTGATGAAATTTATCGTGTGCTTATTCGCGGCAAGGTTGCCAGAAATGTTTCAGATGGCACCACAAACCGGATCATTGAAGCTTTAGCCAAAACACTGAACTGCAAGCCAAGTGAAATACACATTGTCAGCAGCAAGGAAAATAATGAAGATGAACCGGCTGCCATTATCGTAAAAAAGGCACCCATTGAGGCTTTGAGCAAAGTTGGAATGAGTGCAACACAGTTTTCGAATATCGTTCAAAAAACAGTTGCTGCAGGCGTACGGGTGGCTTATGTAGATTTAAACGGCACCTTTCGTTTTTCGTCCTCTGCTAACTCTATAGAAACAAGTCAATATGGATTTTCAACAGACGGGACAGATGGGGGAACACTTGGCGGAATCTTTCAGCCTGAAGATGATTACCCTTTACCGATTTAAGGAGTGATGTTTATGCCTTTTACAAAAGAATTGCCTGAATGGGGGAACGCCGGGCAGCGGCCCCCGCAGTCCTCCATTGATGAAGGATACAAACCAATGGATCATCCCCCTGCGGATTGGTTCAACTGGTATCAGTATACGGCCTATCATGCACTAAAGGAATTGCAAGAGATCGGAGCAACGCAGGATGACGTTTCCACTGCTTTAAAAACAGCAAAAGCTTATACAGATGAATTTGCTGCGCGTAGGGATAACCCCAACCAAGTCACAAAGGCCCAAGTAGGTTTAGGAAACGTAGACAACGTGCAGCAAGCCACTAAAACAGAATTCAACGCACACAATACAGATTCCACACGCCATATCACGGCCACAGAGCGTTCAAATTGGAATGCGAAGGAAACGACTACAGGGGCGCAAAACAAAGCTGATACAGCCGAAAAAAATGCAAAAACGTATACTGATCAACACATTAATGATAAAAGCAACCCTCATGGGGTGACAAAAGATCAAGTCGGGCTCGGTAATGTTACCAATGACAAACAGGCAACCAAAACGGAGTTTGACGCACATAACTATAACCAGATTCGTCATATTTCTGATGCAGAGCGAACCAAGTGGAATGCGGCTCAGTTATCAAAATTAACACAAGACAATGGTTTGATGAAAAACTTGTCAGGCGTGGATTTCAATACTGTTATTGAAACAGGGTTTTATTATATGACTTCAGCTTCAACGGCACTGAATGCCCCTGTGAATAGCAATGGTTATTTATTGGTTTACAACTACGGCACTTATCCATATCAGGAATTCACAGCATATACCAGCGCAACAACCTCTATACCTGATAATCGGCGGAAATTCATAAGAAATAAGGTGAGTGGATCAGATAACTGGACGCCTTGGATGGAAATCGAATACTCAGCAGGAGCCCAAACAAAGGTCAATACTCATGAAAATAAAACAGACATTCATGTAACGAAAGAAGATAAGAACAAATGGAATAATGGACAACTCTATCCCCTGACAACCCAAACCGGTCAGAGAATAAAGATAACTAAAGGACAAAACCTTTTTGATTATCCGACTGGCTTTTATTTTGGGGCAGGTGTTCTGAATCATCCGGGGGACGATGATGCTGCCTGGTACTATTATGATATTACAGATGTTCCGGCTGACCTTGCTCCTCCTCAAGGGTTAAAAAAAATTGTAGCAACAAGATCCTATGATAACCGTACATGGATTGGAACAAAGCATAAAGAGGGAGAATTCACTGGGTGGCGAGAGGTTATTACAGACCTAGACTTTATAGAGACGCCGTGGCTAAATGTTCCATACAAAAACGGGGCAACTACAGGTGATAGACCTTTGAAATACCGTAAAGTCGGAAATACATTGCATCTTAATGGTCATGTTCTTACTGATAGAGAGATTGTATTTGCTAGCATCCCGTCTTCTAGCGCTCCAAGCAAAGGGATAGTCAAACTGGTTGCAACTAGCGGAACCACTGGTTACAGCAAGATTATTATATATGCATCTGGTGATATGAAACTAACAGGGGTAATGGCTAATACTGAGTCTAAAGTGAATGGATATTATATTGACTTAGATGTGCCTCTAACTTAAAGAAAGGAGGGAGAAGTATGAAATTAATATACCCATATGGCGAGGATAAGATCTATTTAGGAAGGCCGGTTGAGTTACACCCCGATAGAGAGTCAGGAAGATATATTATCCCGGCGAATGCTACTGATATTCCTCCAGAAATAAATGGAGAGGGTATGTGGCGGCCTTTATTCGATGAGGAAAAACAAACATGGGTTGAAACTGCTGATGAAGAATACAAAGAGCAGCTGAAACAAGGCAGTATTCCTGAAACCAATCCTATAGCAGAACAGCTTGCAACACTTGGGCAGCAGCTGGCAGACGAAAAACTGGCAAGAAAACAGGCTGAGCTTGCTCAAAATGCTTTAGGCGTACAATTGACTGCGGAAGTGCTGGCAAGGAAAGAAGCAGAGGCTTTGAATCAATCTCTGGGAGAACAAATGGCTGTTTTAAAATTAGACGTACTGAGTTTAAAGGGAGGAATGACAAGTGAATCTTAATTTCTGGGTATTTGCGTTGTTCTACAAATGGGCCACTACAGCCATGGTAAAGCAGGCTATGGCATTTAACGATTGTTCCGTTGATGACTTGAAAGAAGGTGTTCAGGCACAATACATTACACATGACCAATACCAAGAAGTAACAGGTCAACCATACGAGGAAACGATAGGAGCCAGTCAATAAGGCTTTTTTATTTTGCCTCTAAGGAGGTGAAAAACGTGAAATAGATATAAGGGGGGGGCGTACTAATGTCAGAAGTGACGGAGGTACCAGATGTGCATGCATTACAAAAAGAAATAATGGAAATGAAGGCAGGCCAGAAAACGATCGAACAGCGTGTAAATGTTCTTGAACGCGTTTCTGATAGACAAGACCAGCAAATCATGACATTAAACGAAAAACTCAACAAGATCGAAGAGAATACAACTTGGATCAAACGCACAATAACTGGCGCTATCATTACAGCGATATGCACTGGCGTTATTGGCGGCGCAATCGCTATTTTTTATACTGTTTTGCAAAAATAAGGAGGAAAACACAATATGAAAAACTTTGACAGAGGCACGGTCATTCGGACGGTGCTTCTTTTGATTGCACTTATCAACCAAACAATGCTGATGCTTGGCAAATCACCTTTGGATATTACGGAGGATCAGGTGAATCAGCTTGCGGATGCGCTGTACACTGCGGGCTCTATAGCCTTTACTATTGGCACGACATTTACAGCATGGTTCAAAAACAACTATGTGACTGCAAAAGGCCATCAGCAAAAAGCTGTCCTGAAAAATCACAATCTAACCAAGTGAGCTGCCAGCTGGCGGCTCTTTCTAATTCAAAAACAGAATAGGAGAGATCATTTATGACAATCGCAGTGAAAAAGAACCTTGTATCGGAAGCAAAATACGCTTTAAAATGCCCTAATCCGATGACCCCGGAATACATCACCATTCATAACACTTACAATGATGCATCTGCTGCTAATGAGGTCAGCTATATGATCGGAAACACAAGTTCAACGAGTTTCCACTTTGCTGTTGATGACAAAGAGGTAAGGCAGGGCATCCCAACAGACCGCAATGCATGGCACACGGGAGACGGCAAAAACGGCACGGGGAACCGGAAGTCTATCGGTGTTGAAATCTGCTACAGCAAGTCAGGAGGGCCTAAATACAGAGCTGCTGAAAAGTTGGCTATCAAGTTTGTTGCTCAGCTGCTTAAAGAACGTGGATGGGGTATTGATCGAGTGCGTAAGCATCAAGATTGGAGCGGAAAGTATTGCCCGCATCGCATTTTAGATGAAGGCAGATGGAACGAGGTGAAGGCTGCTATCGCTGCTGAATTAAAGTCATTAGGCGGTGGTGAATCTTCTTCTTCAAAAACAAAATCTTCCGGCGGAGAATCAACTTATACAGTAAAAAAAGGAGATACTCTTTCCGGAATTGCAAAGGCTGAAGGGGTAAGCGTGGCAAAACTTCAGAGCTGGAACGGTATTAAGGACCCGAATAAAATCAAAGTTGGACAAAAGTTGAAACTTAAAGGCTCAAGTTCTTCCAGCCCTAAACCAAGTAGCAAGAAATCATCCTTCAAACTGCCTTCAGGCACTTTCAAAGTGAAAAGTCCATTGATGCACAATGCTGCTGTTGAACAGATTCAAACAGCGCTGGCGGCATTGCATTTCTATCCAGATAAGAATGCAAAAAACTTCGGGATCGATAGCTATTATGGACCGAAAACAGCTGATGCAGTAAGACGGTTCCAGTCAGACCATTTACTGACTGCTGATGGCGTTTATGGGCCTAAGACAAAAGCAAAACTGGAAGCATTATTAAAATAAGAAAAAGCTCCTTTTATAGGGAGCTTTTTCACAATTCACTTTTATATGAATAAAATGAGGAGTGATATGATATGATATTCATAATAAGTGGAGGTGTTTATTTTGTATAAAAAAATATCTTCTTTATATAAACATATCTCTAATGAATTAAAAATGTTGGATTCTGAGCATAAAGAAAACAAGAAGGAAATTAAGGAATTTTCCCGCAATATTCGATCTTCACTAAATGCTAAGTCAAAGGAATTTGATTTAGCTAAGAAAAAAAGAGATGATCTATTTAAGGTTATTCGAAATAAATAGCTATTGGTGTAACTAACAAATCACCTGATTCAATTATATTAAAGCTACCTAATAAAATATCAAGCATAAAATTCGGAACCTCGTTTAATTTATCTGGAGATATTGGTGGAAGTCCACTTAAATTACCATCATAAACTACATCCTTTTTGCTTATTATTCTTGCTAAGAACTTCACATTTTTACCATTATTCCCTCTGAATGATAACGATTCAGGAGATTCGCGAAGGTATTCTTTTTTTACAAGACCAATGTTTGTTTGTGATTTAATTATTGAATGACCGCCTAGGATTTTAGATGCGTACGAGCTAAGAATGTCAAGAGTTTTGTACAATGTTATTATAGAGCTTAGTTCTTTCCTCTTTTCAACAAGTTTTCGTGCTTCTTGTATTATATCTGGGTCTTGTTTTGTACCTTTGGATTTTTTAATGATTTTTTCTGCTTCCTCAATACTCTCTATTGATTGATCTTCCTCATACAGCATAAAAGTTTCTAATGCATTCGGATTTAATGCATTACTTAATAATTCAAAATCATAAAATTTAAAAGGTCCCTCACCAAAATAGAGATCACCTTCATTTAGATCCTCTTGGTTACTCACTAGTAATTTTTCAGCTTTAAGTTTTTCTAAAAGCAAGACTAAAGAATAATCGTGAAAAGACTTATTAAGAATGTCTTTATGTCCTTCCAATAAAGATTCGGAGTCTAAAAACATTGCATCGGATTTGCCACCCATATTACCGTTCAGACCTATATTCACACCAGGAAGCCATCCAGTGCCTCCACTAAAACTAAACCCTAAACTTGCATTTTTACCAGATGAATCTCTCGTCCCTGACGAAAGAGTTTTTTGAGTATCATCATGGTAAGAATAATCAGTTACTATTCCTTGATCAAGTTGCGCTAAAATTGAGTTTACTAGCTCTGTATCTAAATATAGTATTTCTTTCATTATAATCCCCCTTTTCACAAGGATAATTATACCATGGGATTTTTATGAAGGGATGAAAAATATTCAGTTTTTACTAGATTGTGCACATAAAAAAGCCTATCTCGTTGAGATGGCTTTAATCATGTATAAACAGGTTTCTATTCTTTTATATTTACAGAAACAACAGAAATACATGCAATAAAATTTGTATCGCCTTTTATATCCTTTACGTGCATCCTCTGTTTTACTTCATCTATGTAATGAACATGTCCTGTGACTTCTTCGATAAAACCGTCCTTGTACACACTTATGATCAGAGTCGAGTTGAATTCCATCGCCTCGCAAATAACACGGGCCATTTCTTCCAATTGGTATTCATCTAAGATGGGTTTTTCAATTTTTTGGACGTGTTTCTTCCTATTTAATAGGGCGGCCCTTTGCTCAGGCAAAATAAATTTTTGTTCCCATCTTTTATCATAAATACCCTCGTTCATTCTGATCAACTCCTTGAACAAATTATATAGGAACAAATGTTCGAAAATCAACCGGAAAAGTATAGGAGGTTCGTAATCATTATGCTATAATCACACTAAAATGTACCAAATGCAAAATAATGGGGTGGTTTAGTGTTCTTCAAAGAGACAGAAACACAGGAGATCATCAAATATGAAGATTACCCTTATGCAGTTTACGCACGGGTTTCCTCAGAAAAAGATGAACAGGTGACATCAATAGCCAACCAAATTGATATTTGTCATCATTGGATTGAGAAAAATAATTACGAATGGAAAGATGAAGCAATCCAATTAGATGATGGGATAAGCGGAACAGTGCTGCTTGATCGAAAAGCAATGCAACTCATTTTAGATAAGGCGCAAAATAGAAAGCTGAAGATGGTTGTTTTTAAATCAATCAGCCGACTTGCACGTGATCTTAAAGATGCCCTTGAAATTCGAGAGGTTTTATTGGCCCACGGTGTAAGAGTTGTGACCCTTGAAGAGGGCTACGATAGCCTATATGAAGGCAAAAACTCAATGAAATTTGAAATGTTTTCAATGTTTGCAGCCCAATACCCTCAAACAATTTCAGTGGCAGCCAGTGGGGCACTAGCAGCAAAAGCCCGCCGTGGTGAACATTCCGGCCGTGTACCTTTTGGATTTAAGAAAGAAGGTAAATTCCTAGCTATCAATGAAGAAGAAGCAAAAGTCGTACGTTTTATTTTTGATCTTCATAATAATCATGGATATGGACATAAAAGGATCGTTCTCAAGCTTAACGAAGAATTGGCACTTGGAAACATTGTAAAGCCTCAAAAGACTGAGTTTTGGCAGCTGTCCACAGTACAAACGATTTTAAAGAATCCTATTTATTGTGGCGTGTTTATTGCCAATAGACATACTCAAGTCAAAATAGGCGGACGGAAAAAATTTATCCGCAACCCAAAAGAAAAATGGACTGTTTACAAAGACTGGTGTCCTAAGATCATATCAGAAGAAGAGTATGAGAAAGCTAATAACAAAGAACACAAGATGCGTAAAAAGCGTTTTAACCCTCGGAATGAGCTACGGGGAATGATGAAATGTGGTGTGTGCGGTTGCAATATGGTTGTGCTGCCGTCGTACAAATACAATCAGAAACGTGAGAAGAAAGAGTTTAATTATTTGAAGTGTAGCGCCTACAGACGAGGTGGAACTGCTCTTTGTGTAAACCATGCTCCGATGCAATATAAGGACTTGCGGGCTTTTGTTATTAAAACACTGAAACAAAAGGGCAAGAAGTTAAAACTGGATGTAAAATCTGATTTTGAAGAGCAGAAGAAAAACCGGATCAAGCGAACGAAAATAGAAATTGAAAATGCAGAAAACAAGAAAAAACGTCTAATCGAATTGTACTTGGAAGATCAGTTGATCACTAAGACGGAATTCCAGGCGAAGCGAAAAGAGCTTGAAGAACAAATTGAAAAACTGAACGATAAGCTGTTCATGCTTGAGCGTGAGGAAGAAGAAACAATCGACATATCAAATATTAAGAATGCATTCGCACAGCTGGAAAGAACTGATCAGGATTTATTCGAAGCATTTTCAGCGCTTATTGATAAACTTGTAATATACGAGGATGGAACAGTCGATTTCCATTATAAATTCAAGTGA